TTCTCAGAATGAACCATAGACTCATTTACAATATCTTCAATGGCTGCATCTACTTCTGGGTGTACTGCAACTCCACGATATTTAAGAATAAGTTGACGGTTGTCTTTTGCTTGAGTCCCGTCCATGTCAAGAAATTGACCATAGTGAGAACCACTCGCAGTCACATAACCCGCACCGTCAGGGTCGGTGGGTGCAACTATAGATTGAAGTTTCTTTTTCTTTTCTTCTTTTTGTTTATCTTCTGCTCTTTTAAGTTCAAAACCAAAGAGTTTAAAGATACTATTGTCTTGTTCTGCCATATATTATTTCCATACTATTCAATTCACCCATTATAAAGGTATACACCTTTATTTATATATGTCTTAAAGACTATGACGTTGTATTACTCTCCCAGTACTGGATTTGGAATTCTACAGTAAATTCTTCTATAGTATCTACAGTTTCATAGTTTAACTCAATGTTAGAAATATTAACTGGGAACGCACCTCTAAAGTTATAAGTTTTAATTGCAGTTCCGTCTCTATCTAACTGGTCAACTATTAAATCTGCTTGATAATCTACTGGATTAGTCAGTCCAGCGTTTGCTTTATGATTGTTTATACCGTTTAACCACCTTTCCATTGAGTCTCTTACAGCGAAGTCAGTATCATTAATAATAGTCACTGTCCAAGGTTCAAATGTTCTATCTCCCGCAACTTTTAATTGTCTACCACGAAAGGGTACATCAATAACATTAGTCACCGAAGCAGGTAATTGAGCACCTTTACACATGAAAGATGTTAGTTCTACATCTCCAGCTGCATAGGTGGGAAAGTTTACAGTCGCCTTAAAGAGATTGGGTCTCGCACCACCACCTCTTATCTTCGATTTAAAATCATCTACTCCTAGTATTGCCATTGTCTTACTTTCTCCTTATTTATACTGTACCTACGACTTCTTCAAACTCTACCCCAGTTCTAACTGCGACAAAGTTAAGTGTCACAAAGTTAATACTTCTAGCAGGTTTGATGAAGATAGATGCAATGAATTCATTTCTATCTATAACGGCTGCAGTGTTATTTGTTGAGTCACAAACAACCCTAAAGTCCGTAATTCCTCTTCGACCTTGTATCTCTCTTAAGAAAGGTTCTACAATGTTTACGAATTCTGCACGAGTAAACTCGTCATTGAATTCAAACATTACATTTCTACCCGCAATTGCGATTGCTCTTTCTATACCTAAGAATAGTCTTCTAACATTTATTCTATCGAATGCAGAAGGTCTTGACTCATTGGTCTTATCCCCAAACAACATGATACCTTGGCCTGGGATATTTGCAATCGGGTTTATACCCGCTTTGTACAATACATCTCTTTCTATTTTTTGAGGTGTCAATACGATATCAGTTATACCCAATAACCTACCCCTTCGTTGTCCAGCAGGGGAGAACCAATTAGCTGCAACTAAGTCTGTTGCGGCCATCAGACCCGCAACTGAACTGTTTGCGGGTATCTTAATAAATTGGTCATTATACTTATCGTATACTTTTACAAAGTTATTATCTTGTACTAAATATGAACTTTTAGTATAAGTGTTATTACAGTCTGTGACTGCAGTGGTTGTACCAACAGTGACTACTGCATTTCTACTTGGAGATGCAACTGCGATACAATCTTTTCTTAGACTAGCTGCGGTTGTTACTAAGTCATTTACTACTACAGTTGCGTCTGCATCTGCAATTCTTTGTGGTGCAATTAAGAAGTCTACTTCGATGTTATCTTTATCTTCAAACTTATCAAAACCTCTTAAGATGTCATCATTACCTAATGTTGTGGAAGTCACACCACCAGTGAATGACCATTCGTTTTGACCAGTTCCAAATTTTACATCAGCAGCAAAGTCTTGTGAACCATTTACTGCGTCAGTTGACCATAAAGAACCAGAAAAGTCTCTTAATGATGCAGAGTCATTTCTGTGGAAATCACCACAATAAATGTATTCTGACCTTGCTTTTAACACGTCTTTAAAATAATTAGATGTTCCGTCTGTTGCTTTAGCATTACTTGCAACAGATAAGAAAGGATATGTTTCTAAAACTGTACCCGCAGTACCAGAGATTTCTCCGTCTTCATCGACTACTGCGATATGAATTTCGTCATTTTTACCACCAAGTCCACTTACGAAAGATGAAGTGCCTGGAGCTGCATCGAATGAACCACCATAAGTCCATGCGTTAAAGTTAGTTGAACCACCATTGTCTGAGTCTGAACCACATATTGATACAAGTAGTGAGTTTCCTAATGCGCCAGGGTATCTAGCGATAAACGCACCGTCAGACGAGTCAATCGTTGCGGCTTCGTAATTATCTAGATTACCAAGTTTTTGGTTTGTTGCAGACGCAGAAGTTGCTCCTCTGTCAACAGCCCCACCTGAGGCGATTGCAGTTGCAGTTAAGTTGTTTACTGCAAGTGAGTTTCTTGCATCTGAGTCACATTCACGAACTACGAATAGTTGCGATGAATATTTCAGAAACATTGCGGCTTGGTGAAAATCTACGGTGTTTGTTGTTGAAGGAGCTCCAAAAGTAGAGACTAATCCTGCTTCATCTGAAATCAGTGTTGTCTCATATACAGGCCCCCAGTTAAAGTTTCCTACAAATGCACCCGTTGAAGTTTGTACATTAGGGACTACTCCCGTTAGGTCTACTTCCTTTACGGATACACTAGGACTTTGTGACGGTGAAAATAATGCCATTTTTAAATCCTTTATCTAATTATAAGTTTAACATAATACGGTTATATTCAATAATACTTTTATTTATAAAAAACAAGTTTTCTAAACCCAATCTTCAATATCATCTTGGTCATATGGGGTCTGTATCCAACCTTGTTCTTTGTTTTCTATCTCATTTATATACTGACTTCCGTCATCGATAAACCCTACTGGAACTACGTCTTGTTCTATCTCTTTCATTCTATCTGCAAACATAATCTCTTTTAGATTAATATCAGTCATATCTCTAAAATATGTACCAGATACAAAGTATCCAAACAATACAAGGTTCATCATTAGGTCATCATGATTACCGTCAGATGCTTCATATGACTGTCCTCTCGATACAAAAGTAGATACTTCCAGTATAGTTTGTTCGTCAAATATCTGGAGTTTCTTATGTTCTAGTATATCTTTAATTGCAGAACAACCAATACGTTTAACTTTACGAGTCATTTCAATACCAATTCGGTCTGATTTGACTGCAGACTCCATGTGAGTATTCTCGTATTCTAGTTCTTGATATAATCCGTTGCAGACGACAGAGCCTTGGTCATTTGACTCAATAACAACATAACACTCATTATAGAACTTTGCGTACTTATATATAATATTAGGAAAGAGAACTGGAGAGATAGTATTATTGCGATATACAGCGACTTGTTTAAAGGGCCTAGTGCTAATGTCGAATACCGAAAAGGTTGAATAATCCTGACCTCTTCCCTTACAAACATCTACAGTCATTATGTACTGGTGGTCTTTTATCGGTTCACGATATATAAGTAAATCTCCACCTTCACGCACTTTGCGAGGATTTTTCGCACGGAAACCCATGAGTGTTTCTCCGTCTATCAATGTATCTCCCGTCCCGAAGAATGTATTACCAAACTCTTGGTCAAACTGTAGTGCAGATGTATTTGCAATTGTCATCTCTTTCCATTTTTCATCACGGCCTGGTACATCATACCAGTTAACAGTAAATGGTTTGAATTCGTTTGTATTCTGACATGCACCTTCCCAGAGTTTATGGAAAGTATTACCGATACCATTTGCGGTTGATGTCACAATTACTTTGGTATCTGTACCCGCAGATATTACTGGGTAAGTAGAAGTATAGAATTCGTTTGCACGTTCTACAAATGCAAACTCGTCAAGGTATAGTAAGTTAACTGACATACCACGAATAGAACTACCAGATGTCGCACTTGCAATGATACGACTATTATTACTAAATTCTAATGACCCTTTGTTAAGTGCTTTTGTTCCAGGCTGTAAAAAGAAAGGTAAGTTCTCTAACATTAAAGTTATTCTTGCAAGCATCTCTCTCGCAACTTGTCCTTTGTTTGCAAGTATAGCGATTGTTTTTTCTGGGTGAAAACATGCATACCACAAAAGATATGCAACCGAACTAATTGATTTACCAGACTGTCGACACGCAAGGACTATAGAAAATCTATTCTTATCAAAATGTTTGAACATTTCTTCTTGATAAGGATAGAGTTTGAATGGTACAAGACCGTCATCTAAAGAGATAACCTTAAGATACTTTGTGCAAAAGTATACTGGGTCATTTACACACTTGACATATTCGTTGACTTCTTTCTTGGTAAACTCATGTTGAACACCGTCTCGTTTAACATTGATATTACCGAGATAAGTATCACTTTTCTGGTTCAACATCTATAACATTCTCGTCTGGTTTTATTGTTTTTAACATGCGTTGCAATTCTGTAGTAGTTCCAACAAAAAGATTATTCGTGGTGTTTTCTAATTGTTTTACTTCGTCCTGAGATTTTGCTTTCTGCATTTTAATATTTACATCTAACAACTTATCATTTACATCTGATATTTGTTTTATCATATTACCAAGTACTTCAAATGCACGGGGGTGTTCAGACTCCTTTGCGACTTCTAACATCAAGTCAAGGGACTCTTTACTCTTTTCTATGAGTTCATAGTAAGTCTTACGACTGTACTCGTAATCTATATCTACATTTTTATTTTCTGTTTCTTTCATAATCGGTCTCCAACCACCCCGTTATAATGTATTTATCTTCTTTTAAATCTGGATTTGCACGATGTGTATGAGTATGATATGCAGGCCATATTCCTAGTTTACCAGTTTCGGGTTTTATTGATATTTTTTGATGCATAAAATCAGTATATCCAGTATCAGTATCATTTAAATAAAATGTCCAAGTTGCAAATCTTTCTCTAAACTTTTCCCATTTCGGACTAAATATTGGTAGTTCAGAATGCCATGCAGTAAATCCACCACCTTCTACACTCTTTTGAAATTTATATCCAGTGATAGTATAGAAACCAGTACCCCCACCTTTATTAAATTCATTTATATAATGCACCATATGTTTATGAATAATAGAGTTTATCTGATTATAGAAAGGTTTAAAAGAACCAAACTGTTGACATTCAGAAAGAGATATATCTTTTCTTCCTTGAACATCAACTCTTGAATAATTCATTCCAGTGTCACCATATAACATCTTGTTATCAAACCAAGATATCATATCATTACAAATCTCTTTACTTAGAGCATTTTTTTCTTCATATATCATACATTACTTGGATTATCTGAGTCAGCCTCGTTAAATCCATAATCACTATCTGCAGTCACACCAGCAGGAGTTGGAGTTATTTGTATTGTTTTAAGATAATCTCCACTATCGTTTGCACTATCCATGATGAATAAATTATTACTAACTTCACGAATAATTTTAGATTGACCCAGAGGCCCGTAGAAGTTTATTTTCATTTCAAAACTTAGAGTATATACAATAGTTCTTCTTTGTTCTATTGCACCTTCAAAGTCATCTGAAAAGTTTGTACTTGTCAAGGTAATTGGTACATCTTCGGTTAAGTCTGGGATATTACTAAATGGTTTTACTGTCACGGTATATTGTGGTGTAAAGAATGGAAATATTTGTTCTACTATTTGCAATGCATCGTCTTGAGATTTTGCGTAGATATTCAAATCAAAGTTTATGTTATATGGTGTATGAGAAAATATCTTTTGTCTACTTACTGCATTTCCAGTTAATGCTTTACTTATGGTATTCATTTTATTTAATTGTCGTGTTTCATCATAATTAATACTAGAAATTTCAAAAGACATTCTTGGTAGTTTAACTGCAACTCTTCTTTCTGCATCTTCTCCACTTGTCATTGCTTCTAATCTTGCAATAAAGTTTCTTTTCGGCCCATATGACAGTGGTACTTTAACTTGTGATATAGTTGCACCCGAAGAGTTTGTTCTTACGACATTTAAGTTATTAAATAAAGAACCAAAAACACTTACTGCACTTCGGACTCTCTTGTGATAAAAATAAGTACCAAACATTACTGCATGTCTCCAAACGGATTAGACTCACTAAAGTCTAAGAAGTCGGACTCAAAGTCATCAAAAATCTTGTTTTGATTACTAGGGTCAATACTATTTAAATTTTCTGTGACTGCGGTGGGTCTACCAATACTTCCACTACTACCACCAATTAAGTTATGAGAAGTTGACCAAGTATGATATAGTCCGTCAGTCGCACCACTATGTATAACTTGAATAACATTGTCTGAGTCTGAGAAGAATGATACTTCTCCCGTCATACTATAATTTACTCCATTTGCATTTGCACCTTGTGCTTGAGTAATAGTTTCTCCAACAATATACCCACCAGATGACGAGTCCATGGTAAGAAAATATTTAAAAGAACCTTCTTGTTCTATATCTTGAATAGTTTCTACACCAGTATCAAAGTCTTCACCACTGTATTCAAACAATTCACATTGCATTCTAAATGTTGGTAATTGACTTAATTGATAAAAAGGTGTTTCTGTTTCTACCTTTTTAATTTCAAATGCAGACTGAGATAAAGTCAAATAAATTAAATCGCCTTCTCTTGGTCTAAAATTCTTTTCAGTTAATCTTCTACCGATTAGTTGTTTCCACCTTTTTCTAGATACAATAAAGTTTGCTTGGTCTCTTAACTCAATACCAAACTTTGTAAATAAATCACCTTCTCCTTCAAACCCTTCGGTATTTTCAATATACATTTCAATCTTATATGCATCAGAAAATCTAGAAGGAACATCATCTAAAAATAGTTGGTCTTTATTAATAATCTCACGTGGTAAGTAATAGACATCTTGTCCATACATCTGGAGTGCTTCAATGATTATATCTTCGTAAAGTTGTTGTTCGGAAACAACCTTGTTTTTAAAATATTGATTAGTGGCCACAATCTACCCCACAAAGAAATTAGGTGGATAGTCGTACTCGTTTCTTAGTTTTTCGTGTTCTCTTTCAATTTCTTGATTTGCATCATCAATGATTTGTCTACCATTTAGTGTGACACCGCCTGGAAGTTGCATTCCTTCAAACTTACTTAAGTTCTCACCCCATTGTTTTTTAATCAACGCAGTAGCATAGTTCTTTAAAAAGATATTGTCATATTGACTAGTGACAGACTCGTTTAACTCTACATACATTTCCACCATTATAAAGTCTCCTGCCTTAATATCACCACCGTCTCTTAAATCTCCAAAAATAAATAATCTATCCAGATATCTATTATATTGTATTTGTGGGTGTCCAGTAAGTTTTAAATCAATCATTGCAAGATACTGTTGCATGTGTTCGTAATATGCAAGGTCTCCCACACCAGTTGCTAAATCTGCAAGGTCATTTAATCGCATTTGATATTTAATATCAAAGAAGTTTACGTTTGAAGTAGAGTCTCCCACCATAAATACTTTTACTACATCAAGTATTTTACCAGAGAATTCTGTTTCTGCAGAACCCGTTGGATTACTTAAATCAATGTATTTGTCAGATATATGTTGTGCAGTAATCTGTACTGGAAAGTATACTCTACGAGAACCGTCAGCCGCATACTCTCTAAATAACTGTAATGCATCATCTACTCTATCTTCTAGTTGGTCATCATCTACATTGATTTCAATAACTGGGTGTCCTAATCTTCTTAAACAGTAATCTATTAGGTTTTGTCTTGAATTTAGTTTTGCCATA